GTCATATGCTTTTGGAGTATTGGCACGGAATAGATTTACCGCCGGGGCTGTTGATCCCAAAGGCTGCGTGCATCGCAATTAGCAAGACCCCAAAAAAGCTTGCCAAGTTCGGCTTCACCGACAATTCCGCAACGTTTTTCTTCGAAGATGGCAGCTTTATAAAAACGCAATTGTTTGCTGACAAATACCCGGATTACGATTGCATTTTTCCCGAAACGCCTAACCCTTGGCCGGCTCCGGCCGGGTTGTTCGATGCAATCCGCAGGGTTCAATCGCTGGCCGATGACAAGATCGTGCATTTTAACGCAACGTCAGTGTTTGTAATGGACGCGCAACGGAAAGAAGCCGGATCGTTCGATATTGAAGGCTTGCCGGATCGTATGGCTTTTAACATGGACTATATGTTCATTGCCGAAGAAAGCTTTAAGCAAGTAGAGTTTGACACGAAGGCAGGACGTGTGTTTTTCTTCGGCGGCAATGTGCGCGGCGCAATCATGGGCTTGAGAATCAGCTAATGTTCTTCGATAGCGCGAGTTTTACGCAACGAATGGTCAAGGGCGGTTCGAAAGGAACCAGCCTGCATAAGCTCGCGTATCCGAAGTTAGACCTTCGTCCGTTTGTCGAATTCACGCAAGAAGAATTGGAAGCGCTACCGGTCGGACACCGGTTGATTTACGACGTTGAATCATACGAAAATTATTTCATCGTATCGTTCAAGTGTATTGAAACAGGCAAAGTTGTTTGCTTTGAGCGCTCGCCGGACAGGGACTTTAACGGCGAAGCGCTACGATGGATGATGTTCAAGTTTTGCACAATCGGATTCAATAGCCAAGCATATGACATGCCGCTAGTCTTTGCGGCAGCGGCCGACTTTTCAGCCAAAAGACTAAAGGCAATTACCAACGCGCTAATTGTCGATGGACTGCGCCCGCGTGACGTAGCAAAAGAATTCAAATTCCAAATTCCGTTTGATCTAATCAATCAAATTGACTTGATTGAAGTTGCACCCCTTGAAGGTGCGTTGAAGCTTTATGCCGCACGGTTGCAAGCGCCGCGCCTTCAAGATTTGCCGTTTGATCCAGACCGCATTTTATCGCGTGATGAAGCCGAAGTAGTCAAGTATTACAACGTCAACGACCTTGACAATACCGAGCTTCTTTATCGCGAACTGCTGCCCGAAATCCAACTTCGCGAACGTCTAGGCAAGGAATACAATCAAGACCTTCGTAGCCGGTCAGATGCGCAGATCGCCGAAGCGGTCATAGCTAGCGAACTGGCGAAGCTGACCGGCAAATACCCGTCGAAACCAAAAGCCCAAATCGCAGGCGTGCAGTACGAAGCCCCGGCATGGGTTGGCTATGTGTCGCCCCAGCTACGGGCCGCCGTGGACGCCATTGAAGCGGCCACGTTCCCGCTTGACGGCAACGGGTCGCCCATGTGGCCGGAAGGGCTAGGCGAGCGCGAGAAATCGAAATCCGGCTATTCGTGGACGTTGAAGGTTCGCATTGGCGATTCCGTTTATAAACTCGGAATGGGCGGGCTGCATTCGTGCGAAAAGAACATTGCCCACAAAGCGGATGACGACACGCTGCTGATTGACCGCGACGTAGCGAGTTACTACCCGCGAATCATCCTGAATGAAAAGCTGTTTCCGAAGCACCTTGGCGTTGCGTTTCTTAACGTTTACGAAGGGCTTGTAAACAAGCGCCTAGCTGCCAAGGCAAGCGGCGATAAGACAACTGCGAACGCGTTGAAGATTACGATTAACGGCGGCTTCGGCAAGTTCGGCAACTTGTATTCGCTGCTGTATTCGCCAAAGCTGTTATTGCAAGTGACAATCACGGGTCAATTAGCGTTGTTGATGCTGATTGAAATGATTGAATATCACGGCATTACTGTTGTGTCCGGCAATACGGACGGCATCGTAATCAAGTGTCCTAAATCGCGCTATGACGAACTGTTAAACATCATCAAGCTTTGGGAGCAAATCACGGGATTTGAAACCGAAGAAACCCGGTATAAGGCGCTGTATAGCCGTGACGTAAACAACTACTTTGCCATCAAGGACTTGACTGACGAAAAGCCGGAAGATCGCGAAAAGAGGCTTAAGGCCAAGTTGCTTGCGGATCGCCTAGGCGTCAAGATTAAGGGCTCTTATGCGGAAGTTGGCAGCGCGCTAAACAGCGTGTTGTCTAAGAACGCCGAGCATTTGATTTGCTCAGATGCAGTGTTGCACGCGATCACAAGCGGGACGCCTGTACGTGAAACCGTCGAAGCGTGCCGCGATTTGCGCCGCTTCACGACCGTTCGCAAGGTCAAAGGCGGTGCGCAAAAGAACCATCAGTTTATCGGCAAGATTATTCGCTGGTATTACGCGAAAGATTGCCCCGGCCCGATCCGCTATATCGAAAGCGGTAACATCGTGGGCAAAACAGAAGGGGCAAGGCCACTAATGGACCTGCCCCCGGAATTCCCTTGCGATGTTGATTTTGATTGGTACGTCAGGGAAGCCGAATCTATCCTTGAAGAAATTGCGTTCAGGCCGAAGAAACAAGCCGTATTGTTTTTCTAAGCGTGCGCCCCATTGGGGAATCGAATTGCCGGTTTAGCGAACGCAGCATCGTAGCGCGATACACCTTTAGTAATACGAATTTCGTCGTATGTTTGATCTACTGGTGTAACGTTTTCAAAGGTGCCCCAGCGCAAGTTAGATTGGTCTAGAACAACGCCGGCCGATGCGTTACTGCCACCGGAAACGCCATCAATATATCCGCGAAGCGTGTTCGTATTTCGCGACCATGCTTCGTGATGATATTGCCCATCGCGCGGAAAGTTGATTGACAAGGTTAGCAAATTGGACGTGCCGGAACTCCAAAACGTTGGCGCGTCGCTGCTATTGGCGTGATAAAGCTGCCACCGTCCGGCAGGATTTGTGCCAATTGCGCCGTTGCATTCCATGTAGTTTTCTTGCAAAACACGAACACCTGCCTTGCGCCAAAGTTCAATTGTAAAGCTTTGCGACGCGTTAAATTGGTAATCGCCGGAAGTTGATTCGACGTATCTACTTAGTTCTTGGTTGAAATCCATGCAACCCGTTCCGAATTTCGGATCGGTTGTGGTAATCGTCGCACCGCCAAAAGCTGTAACAGTATGACCAATTTCGTCAATAATTGAAGTTGATCCGTTCGCGCCGTCAAGGTGAGTCAAAAATATGACGTTTTCAAAGAACGGGTCTACTGCATACCAAGTAAACTCTGTATATTCCGCAATGCAAGGCGATGCGGATGCGTTATTTCGCAAGCCTGCTGTTCCGGTAGCCGGTAAGCTTGTGTCGTTGATTTGCATAACAACTGCGCCATTATGCTTGACGATCAACCGCGAACCAATTGCGATAAAATCAAATTGATTTTCAACGCCACGAACGAAGCTAATAGCTACACGGGAGCCGATAAGGCTGTACCCGCCGCCAACCTTTTTGTAAAGAATAACGGAATTCGGATTTACTGAACTACTGGACGCATCGCAAATGACTAGAACGTAGTAGTTATTACCATCCTGATAACGCAGCACTAAACCGGCGTCATCGGCTCGCGTCATCTTGCAAGAAATACGGTTTGTGAACAAACCGTTTAGCAACAGCTTATTTTGCACGCCGTCAGTAGCAATCATTTTGCCGCCGCTGACAACCCATGTACCAAGCGTATCGCCGACGCTGGTATAGGAGGAACGCGTATCCGTGTTGAAACTGTCTGTTTGTGCTTCCATTCCATAAAGCAAACCGGTCCACAAAGAAGCCACGTCAGCGGCAGATAGCTTGCGATTGTAAAACGCCATTTCGTCTATGCGAGCTTGCAACGTTGACGTAGAAGCACCGCCGGAAACGGCCAGTTCGCTAGCCACCATAAAAATTCCAGACGCTGCGGGCGAAGGATCGCCGACGTAGGATTGCGAGCCAAGCGATTCACCGTTGACGTAAACCGTATAAGTTTTAGCAACAGTATCACGGCTAATCGTCAGCATGTAAGCGACGCCAGCAACAAAAGGAAAATCGAAGTAGGTTTGAATTGCCGAGCCGCCGGAATAATGCAACAAGCGTACACGCATGCTGCCGCCGTTGTTTTGCAATCCAACCCAAATAGGGGCCGCCGTAACAGGGCTATCCATTACAGCGCAAACAAGATGGCTATTGCCAGAAGGCGGTAGGCTATTCAACACGAACACAGCAACCACGCTGAAATCGCCGGTAAGCCTGTAAGGCGCGGAGTTTGCAGCGGTTAAATACGTTAAGGCGTCGCCAATATTGCAAGCCTTAGTTGTACTCGGGTATAGACCTTTTCCGACCGTTGCGCCGCTGCCGTTTCGATTTAGAGCCGAAACGGCTTGCGTATCAGCATAGGCGGTTGGCACAGAAACTTCATTGAAACGCCAAAACGAAAGCGGCGACGTAGCTAAAACGGCTTGCTCCCAAGTCTGAATAACGGGCGCGCTCGTCGTAGCCGCAAGCAAGGCTTGAAAAAGAGCGGTTCGGACCATCATGCGGCGATTTCCTGTAATGCGTACTCATAACGAACACCGTTATCGAACGTCGTAAACGTTAGCAGGCTGTACGCGTTCGCGCCTGTGGCCGGGGCTGTGTCGCTGCCGCCCGTAGCCTTGAAGCTGGCCGGTAGCGCCACCGTGCGCCCGCCTGTGGCGTCCTGACGCAGCCTGATGGCCCATGACCCGCCCTTGCCTGCGGCGGGCGGGTTGGTGATCGTGAAGCCCGTAACGTTCTCATCTAGAAGCAACGTGAAAAAGCCGGCGGCTGATAGGTCGATAGCTACGTTACCGCTTACGATATCTAAAGCAACTAAAACGTTATCGTTAGATGCGTCTGGAATCGTAGCTAAAGCGTCGTTAACTTCCTCTAATACAGCCTGAACATTGGCACCAACAAAGCTTGTACCGCTGTTATCAAACGTGATGGAAGCCGCAGGTAAACTGCCGCCTACAACAGCTTCGTTCCAAGCTGCGCCATCAAACTTGAACGTCTTGCCTTCGTTGGCGCCTGACGTTATCGGGCAATACCAGCCATCTTTAGCGGCCATGAATGCCCACAAATCAGCGCCGACGCAATACGCAATTTCGTTCTCATGCCCGGCCCATGCGCCAGTCACGCCAGCCGCCGGGACAATCCAGCGCTTGCCAGCGTCACCGGCTACGGTCGTAGGCGTGGCGGTAACGGTGTTGTCTACAGCCGCAAGATTGACCGCAATGTCTAGCTTTTGAATCGTTGGGTTATACGCCGGGGCAAGGTTCAAGCTATTTTGCGGAATATCGCCTAAGCCTAAGTTCGGTGTTGCGCTCATGTGGGCATTGCCTCGCTAGATAACCCGTCGCCGGTAATGGTGTTCAAACCGCAAACCGAAACCGTCACGCCAACCGGCGTTGCGTTCCGTGTATATGTCGTTACGCCTTTTGCAACTGTCGCTTCAAAGGCATCGCTAAACGTTATCTTGTAACCGTTGAAATACTTTGAATGATGCGGGTTGGTTTCGACGCCAAGGCGCGGACGTTCAACCCAAGTGACGGTCACGTTATCGGAACCGTCGCGCGAAGCTTCGACCATTGCCGGCGGCCATTCAAGTTGCGAACGGCCTTCGTCGTAGTCGTAGCTTGTTGGTGTCGTTTCGTCTTCGGTTAGACCGATGCTTACAGGCTTAATGAAAATCTCTTTACCTAACATCCATTGTTGAGCTTGAATAAACACAATGCTTGAATCAAGCAACGCAAAGCGCGTACCGGTCGGCCAAGCTTCCGGCGTCGTTGCGTACCGGCCGCGTACTAAGCCGCTACAACGATAATGGTACTTCGTCCCGACCATGCCAAGCAAGATCGCGAATTGAAATTGCAAGATTTCATCGCCAATAACACAGCGGTTCGCGTTGCTCATTAGCGATTCGTCAGAAACAGATTCAAGCGCAAAATTAGTTAACACTTCAAAGCTTTGACGCGCAGGATATTCCGCGCGAATTTCGGCTTCAAGATCGGTCAACGTTTCGCCAATGGTCGCGGGAATTTGAACCCGCATTGCGTCCATGTACGTAATTCCGTCCGTGCTAATAAGCAAGTCGCAGCCGCCCCAGCCGGACGAAACACCGGCAACGCCAATGTAAACACCTAGCTCGTCGTCTTGATCGCGGAATGGCGAAGCGTTGATGATTTCAAGCAACGTTTCGCCGATAAGACCCGGCGTTGTTGAAGTCGGCGGCGGCAATGAATGACCGACACCAAGCGACGCGTAAACGTCTTGGCCCGCGTCTTGTACGCCGTCAAACTCTAATATAGGGTGAGTATCGTTGCGTTCGGTTATGCGAATGCGATGCCAAAAACCTGTTTTGTCTTCGACTTCTACAACACTGCCCGGCACAACTTGAGCGTATTTGATCCAAGTTGAAAACTTGAACGTCTGCTGTTCGTGGTATTCGACTTTCAATTTAACAACGGCGGCCGTCATACCTTGGTCGGCCGTTAAAACAACGCTAGTGTCAACCTTACGGTCTTTCGTCGCACTGACTAAGTTACTACGACGGCGCGCAGTTTGCGTATTCGTAGCAAAGCCGCCGGCTGGATCAAGATGCTTGATCGTAACCGAACGGGCCAAGTCCTTTTCTTGAATACGACTGCGCTTAAGCGCCGAAGGATCGTCGGCAACAAGATCGCTGTAGGGAATGCGGGCGACAACTTCGCGACCACGCTTCGGAAAATAAACCTTGCGGTCTACTTCCGACTTGTCAAACATGAAGATTTCTCGCAACGCATCAATGCGGGCGTTGATTCCGTCGTCAGTTGCGCACGGAAAACCAATAATGCGCTTGTCGTAATGCTCCGACGCATCAATTTCGTTACCACTCAAACCAGCGCGTTTACACAGCGCTGTAATTACGTCAGCTAAATACGGGTCAACAGGGTTAGAGCCGCCTTCAATGGTCCATTGATAGCGCAAAGCGGCATTCATGCCCACATCAACGAGGCCGCCCGGCAGCCCCGTTTTCAAAAGACGTTCGGTTAAATAGCGGTCGCGTTGTTGACGATAGTAAAGATTGCCGGCGCGAACGTAGCTTAGAATAATGTCGGAATTTGCAAACTGCGTTGACCGTTTATCGTCAAGGCTACAACGCGGAGTAATGGCCGAACCTAGCAACGATTCGTTGAACGTCATGCCGGGTAATAACGGATCGTACCACCAAAATTTAGCTTGTCCCGCTTGCACGAAGGCAACAAACGGGTTCATATTTTGGTCAAACGCTAGTGATACTTCCGTAATGTCAGGACGGTTGAATAGGACAGTAGTTGGCGAACCTTCCGCCGATATGACCATATCTCCCGAGTTTGAATCATACCGAAGCCTCCAAATTTTGACCAAAAGGCCATCGCCCGGCACTTGCAAATCTGTGCCGCCGTACTCGTAATCAACCAAAAGAGTACCGCGCCCGCCATCAAGAAAATTGGCAGGCACGGGCGTAGTTGAAAGCCGCTGTTCTGGAATCAAGGCACGTACCTCGCCCAAGACAGGCGCATTGTATAATCTAGAACCATATCGCCGGTTTTAGCGATACGCGGCGTAAACCCAACTTGCCACGACATATTGTGCGTAACGAAACGCGCAGCGCCGATGCCGTTTGGATCATTAATTCCAGTTCCGGCCGTAGCCAAGCCCCAATTATGTTTAAAGTCAATGTAATGAGTACCCGAAATGTAGGCAACATTACTAACGAATCCTTCGCCGCCGCCCGGCCCCATTCCTCGTGCGGTTCCGGTCGGAAAACCGGTTTCGGCCGAAATGCCGGACGTAGCCCCAACATAAGCCACGTTTTCACCGAAGCCGACCGACTGCCTATAGGTGAAGTCTAAACCCATGTAAGACGGGGCACCGCCTAGCAGCCAACCACCTGCATTAACCTCGGGGTTGTTGTTTACTTCACAGTTGCGTAGCGTCCAATTCGTAACAACACCGTTGAACGTAAGTGTTCCCGTTACGTCTACGTTGTCAGGAATGTAAATTCTGAATTCGTAGCTAACGTCTAACGTTTCATCGGCTAAAACCGGAACCGTCGTCGGGTTACCTTCATCGTCCAATACCAAAGCGCGACTAAGCAACATTGCGTTCGGATGCATCGCTCCGCTTGAATCGCTGCCGCCGTCGTTACTGCCGTAAACTACGGCAACTTCACTAACGTTACCGGTTGCCACTCCCGGTGCAAAGCGATAGGTGCGGCGAAACCAAAGAAAACGGTTTAAAGGATCGGTATAGTTTCGACCCGATGACGTTGCGAAGCGATCAACAGACGAACCGATGCGGCTAACTAACGCAGTATCAGTAACGTTAGGCGCAGTGGAACCGCTGCCGACTTGGCAACCGCGAAAGCATTGACTAGGACGCAAGCCAATGTTGTTTAATCCGGTGTCGGTAATGAGGTTATCGAACCAACCAACTTCCTTGCGCGTACCGGGAATTTCGTTGCCGGCATCGTCTTGCTTAAAGGCTTCCAGCTTAAAGCGACCCCTAAAGCGAAGCTTAATTTCGGCGTTTGGTTTAACTTCGTTACGGAACATGGAGATTGCCCCCGACCATCGTTGCGGAAATTGATATGTTTTCTTCGGAACCTTCTGCGTCAACGCGCTTGGGTGCCATATTACCAGCTACCATCGTAGCCGAAACCATTGCGCTTTCTACACCTGCGTCTGCATCAAATCGCAACGGTCGCATTTCGCCGTCAACCATTGCCACAGAAACGGAAATGCTTTCTTCTCCGGCGTCGGCGTCGTATCGCAATGGCCGCATTTGACCGTCAACCATTGCCACACTAACCGCCATGCGTTCACTACCGCTGTTGACGGTTTCCAACAAGTCGCCAAGATCGCCGCTTATTACGCCAGCATCTACCGACAGACTTTCAATCGTTTCAATCGGATAAGGCGGGCTAGTTAGATAGTCAATGCCGTCAGCAATAACGATTGCTTCATATGTGGGCACTGCGCCCGCGCCGTCAGTAACGTCATCGTCTTCAACAACGATATATGCTAAGCCGCGAAACGCCGAAACCTGTCCCGTTCCCTTGTAAGACTCAATTGTTGAGTCGGGCAACTGCGTTTCAGTGCCATAATAAAACGTTGCCTTTTGCGCCCATTTTGCAGCATAGGCCGCGTCTTCAACAGTCGCGCTAGGGTCTTGGGTCCAAACAACTTTGCCGTTACGCGTAATCGTCCAATAGCCCGCGATTTTTTCGCCAAAGGCAATCGCGTAACTAAGCGTATAGCTGTATTCGGTTGTTTTGACGCCGCCTTTGCCTTGCTTCTTTTTCCTAACGTGTTCCTTCGGCGGCATCGGCGCAAATAGAATTTTACCCTCGCGTTGATGCCGTCCATAGCCGAAAGGAATAGGCGTGCCAACGGCCGAAGCTTGCTCGGCAAATTCGGTTAAACGGTTTCCCTCAATTGTGGTTGAACCAAATAGGCTTGACATTTAGACTTGCTCCAAGCGCCAAACCTTTTCAATGCGACGTAACCATTTCGCATCAAGTATGTGTTCAGTAACGCAGCCGACCATTGCATCGGTATGAATCAACGAAAGCGCGCCCGGAATGGTCAAATGATTAAGCACAATGCCCACATGACGGATCGGCCCGCGATATTGCATCGCCGCTAAATCCCCTTCGCGCAGTTGGTCAATAGTAGGCTTCAAAAACAGCGGCGGCCCAAAAGCCGCCGTCATTGCTTTTTCAAGCTCGCCGTTAACCGGGTCAGGCGGATACGGCGGAATCTTGTCTAAGGGGTATTGAATGACGTTCGCCATGAAGTGAACGCAGTCAATAGCGATTCGGTCTTTGCCTTGATGGACGAAAGGAACGCCCTTGTATGATCGCGCACGTTCCGCAAATTCCGTCATATCGAATTCTGCTGTTTAATGTACGCACCGGGAACCGAAAGCGATTTGTCTTCGGTCGGCATCAAGTGTTCTGCGCGCATTCTAACGATGTTGCCATAGGCAAGGCAATTGGTTTCCGTCTTATCACAATCTCTACGAATGCGAACTATAGTGCCGTTCGTCAAAGGATACGGCGCAACATACCCAAGCTTTACGGTTCCATCTGCGGCCCATGTATCGACTTCTAGGTCTGCGCCAGCATTGGGGCCGTCAACAGGTTGAACAATGCCAAGCAAAAAATAGTCAGCAGGTTGCACCACGCCGTTGATTTTAAATCGCAAGAACGGATCGGCACCGGGGATTAGCTCAACTATGCCGGTGAACCATTCAAACGGCATACCGCAACGTTCGTCGCCAAACTGCGCGCGGCATGTCAGCGAATAATATTGGTTCGTGTTGACTGTCAGTTGTTGGGTAAGGCTGCGATACTCAACCTTGCGCTTATCCTTGGCATCGCTGTTGTATTCAATTTCACCAACTGTGCCGTAGCCTACAATTTCGTAGCCTAGACCAAGATGCAAATACGAAACACGATAGATTGTCATTTCAGCAGAATCGAACGCGCCTGCTAAAACCTTTTCTTCTATCGCTTGGCTAAACCAGCCCATCAAAACAGTGTTGTCAACCGTCATGTCTGCTGACGATTGGATGTTTTGCGGGCGCAGTTCTTCGCTAGCACGATACGGCACAACGCCTTTGCCGTCGTTGAATCTGACGGTGAAATCTGCCGTTGTGAACCCGTAAACGAGTCCTTCCCTAGTAACGATTTTTACTAGGAAACAAGTCGAAGTAGTGCGCTGACCAAACGTGTTCAGCAGCAACGCGGGAATATTCTTTTGCATTACCCGCCCCAGCTAACCGGCATGTTCGTTGCGGTAATATCACGGCGACGCTCTTTCAATTCAACCGATGCCGCGTGATCTTCCCAGCTATTAATTGCCATGCTGTTGTAATCGCTATCAAAACGAACCCAAACGTAGAATTCGCCTGACCAACTATGCAAGCCACTGGCCCAATTGGCAGCCGGCGTGAACATGCCGGTTTCGGTGTCAAGCGTGCCAGCTACGGTTGCGCCGCCCGGCGTCTTGATCGTTGCAGACAAAACCGCTTGAATTGGGCGAATGGTGTACGCTTCGCCAAACGGATACGTCTTGTAAAGCTGTACGGGTTCCATTGTGCCGGGTAGCACTTGCAACGATTCATCAATAGCTTCGTAATCGTTCCAATCCTTCATTTTGAAGGCGTGCAAGCGACCGCGACACGCATGGAACATTTTGATAAATTCGGTTCGCGCCTGCTTTTTTAGCTTGGTGAAATCGGCCGAATATTCGTGACGCGGATACAACCAAGCCGCGTCAACGTATTCAAACCCGTTTTCAAGATCGTTCAATTCATTTGAATAGCGCGGGCCACCGGTAAAACCGTAGTCCATCGCGTCATCAATAACTGCGTTGATGAATCCCATATCAGCCGACTCCGCTACGCACTGCTTGCCGCGTCGATTCTTGGCGAACCGCCTTGGCGATTTGTTCAGGGGTGCGACGATCCGGGCGGCCCTGAATCGACACGTTGAGAGTTACAGGCGCGCGACCTCTGCCCACAGACTGCGGGGCGGATGCGTCGCCGGGTTGCGGCTCGCCCTGTACGGACGCAGGAACGCGGCCTTGGCGCATTGCTTCAAGGTTGCCGACGCCGATACGTGCGGTTGCTGCGGCATCAA